ATACGATGTAGTCTATGCTGACTAGTATCGTTAAGAAATACTACGCAAGTATAAGCGTAGCCATACTTACATTGGCTAGCCTTATAGGTATACCTATCAAGGCACTGACTAAACATGTTGACTACGACCCACGCTGTATAGATGTAAGCGGCAACTACTGGAGCAAGTACAAAGCCAAGGCTTATGCCCTTGCTTATATGAAAGAACACTATCCAGAATGGAATCGCAGCGAGTGGGTTGCACTCAACAAACTATGGGGTAAAGAATCTAAGTGGGATATGTATGCAGATAACCCTGAGTCTACTGCATATGGTATAGCACAGATACTAAACACTAGCCCCAAGACTCCAGCCCCTCTCCAAATTGAGAAGGGGCTGTCGTACATAGTCCATAGATACGAGCGACCATCAATCGCTTGGGCACATCACAGAAAGCATGGATGGTATTGACATGAAATCATATTACATTATACAATCAGAAATAGAAATCGAAGCACACAATGATGATGATGCATTGTGGTTACTACAAGACACCATAGGATTCAGCGGATTCAAAATGATTCGCTGGATAGATACACAACTATCAGAAAAAGAGAGCACAAATGGAACAGACACTAACAATGAATGACCAACTCGTAGAGTTGGGTATATTAGTAGACAATGACAACACAGCAGTCCAGCGTGTAGGTGCAAACCTAATTGATGGATACTTCATGTCGTTCAATGCATCAGATGTAGAGATGGAGACAACAGCATTAGTTCTGTATTATCTAACAGACATTCAAGTGCGTGACTTTGCATTAGGTATCTTAGATAAGTATGATGCTAAGCGTACTGAACTAGCACTATGTCATCTAGTAAACAAAGCACCAACAGATAGTATTTATATCAGTGGACCTGCATCTATCCTTGCTCAGTTGTACTATGAGCAGGGCAACACAGCAGATGCATTCCTTGTGCTATCAAATGCACAAGAGAACTATTCACTAGCACTATTGCTTGCACGTGTGTTCAGGTCAGGCTGGGAACCAGCAGGATTTGCACGCATGCGTAAAGAACTACACCCAAAAGTAATAAAAAATATCTTCGGAGAGGAAGAGTAATGCTACAAGTTAGCGAGTCATATAATAATCAAGTCGTAGCCAAGATGAACAAGCAGGCTTGGGTACAAGCAGGCACTGCTGTCAATGCTGGCTCTGCATCAGAGGCTGCACGACAGGCTGGTCTTGACTGGAACGTACAGTTAGCAGACATGGAAGCAATCGTTCATATTCCAGTTAGTGATTTAGAAACAGTACAACTTCACTACCCTGTACCTAAACGACAGGCTGTACTTAAACTTGGCAAAGACAATACCAATGAAGTCATTGGTGTAGTCGGTGACAAGTACAAGATTGTGCAGAACATGGAAGTATTCAGTGCGTTAGATACACTGGTTGACTCAGGTGATGCACGGTATACAGCAGCAGGTGAGTACAACAATGGTGCTAACATCTGGATGGTAATGGAATTACCAGCAGGTGTACAAGTAGCCAATGACCCACACGCTGCGTTCCTACTAGTGCAATCATCACATGATGGTTCATGTGCAGTACGTATTCGCCCTATCATTGAGCGTTTGTTTTGTGCTAATCAAATCAATCGCATCATCAAAGGTAAACATAAAAATGCATACACCTATGTCATGAAACACACAACCAACTCGGAGTTGTCAGTCAATGACATCCGTAACATCACACAGTTAACATATGATTCTATTCAACAATATGAAGTAGTAGCAGGTACGTTGCTACAACGTAAGGTTGATGAACGTCAAGTTAAGAATATCTTCAAGGCTGTATGGGCACTACCATCAGAGATTGAAGAAGCACCTGACCATCTACTATCACAAGGTCAACGCCGTCAACGTACCATTGCACTCAATGGTCGTGACTCAGCATGGAATATTTACAGCCAGTCACCTACACAAGAGAACATCAGAGGCACAGCCTTTGGTGTATGGCAAGCAGTCATTGAACATGCTGACCATTATGCTTCTGGTGGCTCTGACCGCCGTGCAATCGCCACCATCAGTGGACGCAATGACCGCATCAAAGATAAAGCACTAGATTTAGTGCTTGTTTAAGTTTCCACACACATGGATAGAAATCCATAAACGTGGATACGCATAACTTGTATAGTCGTATCCTTAGACAATACAGGGGACGTTTCACTGGGTTGCTCCGCCAGTGGCGAACACGGAGCACACACAAACAACGAGAGGGAAACATGAACACAATAGCAATTACAACAGAAGAAAATGTAGTAACCTATACCGAGTCAGAAGTAACACGTTTCATCAAAAGAGCAGAGGAACTAAGTGACACTAAATATAAAGTACGTGACTTCTTCAGTGAACTTGAATGGGATAGCGGAGAAGCAACAATTACTCGTAGTGAAGTCAACGAGTTACTCAAGTCAATTCAGTGCGACCTTATCAGAGCAGAGTATAAAGCAACTGTTACAATTACTGCTTACGTTACAGGATACACAGCCGAAGATGAAGATGATGCAAACAACTGCATTGGAGACGACATCACCATTGACATTGGTTCAGGCGCAAGTATAGAAATAGATAACATTGACATCTCTGACGTAGAGGAAGAGTAATGATTTGCGAATGCAAGCAACACATGGTTGAGTATGAAACAAAGAAAGCAACCATTAAATTCTTTTGCCCTGATTGCAAAGCATCAGCAGTTAAAATTATGCGAGCACCTTCACGTATACTTAAACTATCTGAACGCTTTGAGAATAGTGAAATAGAAGCAGAAGAGTTTATTGTAGAAGTAATTGAAGCGCTAGAAGATAGCAAGTTAGCAACTGCTGGTTGGCACAAGGAGTCTGAATGAGCGAACAAGAATGTTATAATTGTGGCGACCCAGCCACACATGGTATTGATTCTAAATCAGTATGCTGTAATTGTTGGGGAGATTGCGGACATGACTAATGCATACGTACCTTACAATGGTACTGCTGGCTGGTCAGGTACAGATACATCTCAGCAGAGAGCGCTAGATAATATCTCATCTGGTCGGGAAGAAAACAGACAGCAGTTAGCGTTACGTATATTAAAAGAAGCAGGAGAAATGGGGCTAACCTGGAAAGAGTTAGCCACTAAAACAGGTTGGCATCACGGTACTACTAGTGGTATCCTGTCAGTATTGCACCAGTCAGGTGCAATCATACGTTTGTATAGCACACGTAATAGATGCAAGATATATGTGCATCAAAATTACAAAGACGCTTATGCTAAGTACGAAAAGTATTCGCGTCCAGAAAAACTTTGTCCGCATTGCGGCAATGACATCAACGCATAGCCGTCACTATGCTATGATGGGGACACTAGTGGGCGGTAGGTTTTGGCTCTCTCCTTGTCCTGCCTCCTACTAGTACTTAATCAAAGGAGAAGCATGTCAGAAGTAGAAGTACCCAGAGATAGATACGGACGACCAATGGTTGTGCCACCTAAAGGTGGTAAGCCAATACCGTACACACGTACCACTACAATTGCAGGTTCATTAGATGATGGCACTGCACTAGTAGCATGGAAGTTACGTATGGCAGCAGCGGGTTTAACGCTGCGTCCTGACTTATTGTTAGCAGCCAGTGCTGTAAGAGATAACAAGTTGGAGATGGACAAGTTAGTTGAAGATGCAATGGAAGCAGCAGGTGCAACCAAGCAAGCAACTATAGGTACAGCCATTCATACACTTACAGAAAAACATGACAGAGGCATTGACTTAGGTGTAATCCCTGAGGATTATATCGCTGACATACAAGCCTATGATGCAGCAACTAAAGACTTTGAGAATGTATTCATTGAACAGTTCTGCGTACTAGATAAGTTTAAGATTGCAGGTACACCTGACCGTATCGTTAAATACAAAGGTGAGTTGTTTATCTCTGACTTAAAGACTGGTAGTATTTCCTACCCAAATAAAATTGCTATGCAGTTAGCGGTGTATGCAAACGGCTTGCCGTATGACCCCGTTACGGCAACCCGTTCGTCTTGGGGTGACGTCAATACAGAGAAAGGAATCATTGTCCACCTGCCAGCAGGTAGTGGTAAATGTGAACTGCACTTTGTTGACATCAAAGAAGGATGGAAAGGTATCCAGTTAGCAATGAAGGTGCGAACCTTCAGAGATACCAAAAAGAAATTGGTTACGGATATTCATTAATGCTATGCATCAACTGCATGAGCAGAGATGTAATGCTGTATCAATTTACAACTAACGGCAAAGAATATATATGCCGTAGTTGTGGAGTTATAACTACTATCAAGGAGAAACATGTCCTCAACCGAAGCACCTATCAGCATCACAGTTAAATCAGCAGCAGGTTCTCTTATCACCTTGCGTGCTGAGACAGCAGAAGAACTAGACCAAAGAGTTGCGCTATCACTTGCATCTCTTGCATCAGCAACACAAGAACTAGAAGCAGCCATCCGTGGCGTAGCACCAGTTAACACAGCAGTACCACCATCACCTGTAGTTGGCATGCTTGCCAACACACTAGGTGCAACTGTAATCAGTGATACACCAGCAGGACCACCAGCGTTTGTATCTCCAGGTGCAGGCGCACGCAATTGTCCTCACGGTACAATGACACGTATCTATGGTATGACTGGCAAATTTGGTCCATACAAAGGACACTTCTGTCCAGCCAAGCAAGGCGACCCAACCAAATGCACAACAGTATATGTTAAGGCAGGCTCACCAGAGTTTGCTACATTCGTAGCCGACCAAACAAAGGCATAAATGAAAACACTCCGCCGAAGTATCGGTAAGCCAGAGGTGGGGGGAGAACCATTACCCCCACCTTTTCAGGCTTTCCAACGTGAAGGAATTATTCTGCGTAGAGCAGAAGTCACCGTCATAGCAGGTACTCCAGGCGCAGGTAAGTCATCCATTGCATTGCATATCGCAGCAAGACTAAAACAACCAACCTTATACTTCTCTGCCGATACCAATGCACACACTATGGCTATGCGTTTGCTTGCTATGAAAGCCAAGATAACTCAGCAAGATGCTGAGTACATGATTAAGACAAAACCCGAAGCAGCAGAACATTATTTGCGTGAGTTCTCTGGTATGTACTGGTCGTTTGAACCATCACCTACACTCAAAGATTTAGACGAAGAAGTATCAGCATTTGAAACTATGTGGGGCAGAAGCCCTACACTTATAGTTGTAGATAACCTTATGGACATAGCCATTGATGGACATGAAGAGTTTGCTGGTATGCGTGCAGTTATGAAAGAGTTAAAATATCTTGCACGTGATACTAACGCAGCAGTTCTTGTCTTGCATCATACGCAAGAAGGTGCGCCAGGGTATCCATGTCAACCACGTTCTGCATTGCAGGGTAAAGTTGCACAGATTCCAGCAATGGTGTTGACTGTAGGACAGATGATGCAAGGTGTAGATTCATATCTATGCGTAGCACCAGTTAAGAATAGATACGGTAAGGCTGACCCGACAGGTGCAACTTACATAACACTATCCTTTGACCCAGCAAAAATGCACTTAGAAGATACAATCAAAGACCACACTCAACAGGAGATGATGGTATGATTGAATGTGATGTTTGTGAAACCCCTACTGAAATGCCACATTGTAATTGTGGACAATGTGATTGTAAAGATAACACATGAGTAGTGCAGCCAAAGCCAAAGGCAGTGGAGCAGAACGAGATGTAGTTAAGTATCTTAAAGAATGGTTCCCTTATGTAGACAGGCGTTTGGCTGGTGCAACACTAGACAAAGGTGACATATCAGGTATACCTGGAGTTACAATTGAAATAAAGAATCATGCCAAGATGAACTTGGCTGGATGGACAGAAGAATTGTTAACCGAAATGGCTAACGATAAAGCGTGGACAGGTGTAGTGTGGCACAAACGGGTGGGTAGGGGAAGTCCAGCCGACTGGTACTGCACTATGCCTGGACATGTATGGGTAGAATTGTTGAGGAAAGCACTTGGAGAAACCAAGCATTGAGGAATACCTCAATTACATAGGCGCCACCGTGCCTGCAAGGGGCAGCGGTTGGCGCAAGATGAAGTGTCCGTTCCATAATGACAGTCATGCATCAGCAGCAGTTAACTATGACAAGAACGCATTTGTATGCCATGGTTGTGGCATCAAAGGTGATACGTATTCTTTAATAATGGATAGAGAGAGGATAAATTATCGTGAGGCTGTCCAGTTCGCAGCGTCAGTTCTTACTTCAGGCAACACAGAGGTACGCCAGCAAGATAGAACTCGCACAAGATTATCTATTAAGCCGTCAACTCTCGGTAGACGAGGCAAGCATCTTTCACTTGGGAGTGGTAGACGACCCACTTCCAGGACATGAGCCGTACAAAGGACGGCTTGCTATCCCTTACATTACACCGTCAGGTGTAGTTGATATTAGATTCCGTGACTTGACTGGTATACATGATGCCAAGTACATGGGATTAGTTGGTGCTAAAACTACTATGTTTAATACGCAGGCTTGCTTTGCCGCAGACAAATACATCTGCGTCACCGAAGGTGAGTTTGATTGTATTATGATGTCAGTTAAAACTATTCATCCGACTATTGGTATTCCTGGGGCTAACAATTGGAAGCCCCATTATGCCAAGATACTAGATGACTTTGATGTAGTCATTGTTCTTGCAGATGGTGACTCGGCAGGGTTAGAGTTTGGCAAAAAGATTAGTAGGGAATTAGGTAATGTAAACATTATTTCAATGCCAGATGGCGAAGACGTAAACAGCATGATGATAAAGATGGGAAGTGAATGGCTTGACGGACGAATCAAAGAATGCGTTACCCCTTGATGAAAAGTTTTGGGACTATGCACGTAACAACGAAGCATATATTGGTATCCCAGTATCGGACAAAAAGATGCTTAACATTATAGGTGCGCTTGAAGATATATACATGACCATAGATGCTGACCCAGCCGAGGCTAAAGAGTGTTTGATTATGTTGAGTGCTATATTTGTGGCATCAAGCCACGGTAAAGCAGATGAAGTATGGGAAGAGTTTGCTGTACGTGAATCAATGAAGTCATTTGATACAGACCTAAAGGAGATACTCAATGAAAAACCTTGAAGATGCTAAAGGAATTACAATAGAATTACTTACAATCCTATACAAAAAACATGAAGATTACGGTCCAATGAATATAGCAGGTGCACCTGGTGGTGCTATGAATGGGCTGCGTGTACGCATGTATGATAAGTTGGCACGGCTATCCCACCTTGGGGATAACGACACGCCGAACTATGAAAGCGTAGAAGATACCCTAATTGACCTTGCAAACTATGCCATAATTGGATTGCTTGTCCAACGTGGACAGTGGGAAGGTTTACCCAATTCAAATGGCAAATCAAAAAAGAGTAGTAGTACTCAGTGATTTACAGATACCATATCAACATGACAAGACTGTAGATGCTACGCTAGAGTTTATTCAGGATTATAAACCTGACGAACTCTGGTGCGTAGGAGACGAACTAGATGCACCCGAACCTAGTCGTTGGAACAAAGGTATGGCAGGGGAATATGCAGAGACGCTACAAGATAGCATTGATTTAACGCACAACATCATGGCTCGTTACCGTAAGGCTCTTGGTAACAAGCCATTTTACATTCAACGAAGTAATCATACTGACCGCATTGATACTTACATGCGCAAGTATGCGCCAGCATTTATGTCACTCAAGTCATTAGAGATTGAACAACTACTTGGCTATGAGAAGTTAAAAATTAATTACTTACATAAAATGCATGAACTATTGCCTGGCTGGGTAATGGCACACGGAGATGAAGGCGCACTCAACCGTGCACCAGGGGCTACCGCTTTAAATCTAGCCAAGCGTTTAGGTAAATCAGTAGTGTGTGGACACACACATAGGATTGGTTTACAACATGAAACTACTGGTTTTTATGGCAAGACTTCTACTTTATATGGATTAGAAGTTGGGCATATGATGGATGTCAAACAGGCTAGTTACCTCACATCAGGCAGTGCTAACTGGCAACACGGCATTGGAATCTTAGTAGAACATAATCGTAAAGTCACACCATTTGCAGTACCCATTGTTAATGGTGAGGTAATTATTCCATAATGAATTACATTGAAGAGTACAACGATTTAGTACAGACTCTTGCATCTGAATACGCACGTAAATATAACATGATTGAACGTGATGATATAGGACAAGAGTTGTGGGTGTGGTTCGTGGGACATCCACGTAAGTACAAAGAGTGGTCAGCATTAGAACAAAAAGACAGGAACAAGTTAATAGCCAAATCACTGCGTAATGCTGCACTTAAATACTGCGAAAAAGAAAAAGCCAAGAAGGTTGGTTATGATACTGGAGACCTGTATTACTATGACGTCTCGGTAGTTGAAGCCTTCTTACCTACAATCATTTCAGAATCATATGAAATGCCATCTAAGATTAAAGACTTAGGTAACTCTGTTAAAGGTGGAGATATAAGTGATGGTATGAATTGGCTAGTACTTCGCTCTGATATTGCAGCCGCTTACTACAAACTATCAGAAGCCAAACAAAACATACTCCGCCTACGCTTTAGCGTAGAGCAACCTGATTGGGCAACACTTGCCAAAGAAATGGACAGCACACCAGACGGAGCACGCATGAAAGTGCAACGCTCACTCAACTCACTCGTAAAAAACTTAGGCGGTTGGAGACCACACCATGACCAAGACTCACAAGAAAATAAATCAGATACCACAGAAACAACAAGTTCAGCCGAAAGATAAAATTATTGTATGTTGGTGCGACAACGGCACAACAGACGGTAAGTTTACTGAAGGTTTAGTTTATAGCATCATCTCATCTGGTCTACCTATTACATCAGCCATGCGTGTGCAAGGCAATCAAATAGGACGACAGCGCCAAGAAGCACTGGAGTTCTGGTATGAGAAGACAGACTTTGATTGGGTGCTATGGGTAGATAGCGACATTGTTCTTACCAATGACGCACTACATAAGGTATGGCAAGCAGCAGATGCAATAGAGCGACCAGTAGTTACAGGTACTTACTTTATCTCAAAAGAAAATGAACGTGCAATGATGGCGCCATATCCAGCCATATTTAATTGGGTTGACGGAGAAGAGTACAAGATTCAATATGTTCATCCTTTGCCAGCAAATGCGCTTATCAAAGTTGGTTCAGCAGGATTTGGATTTGTGCTTATGCACCGCAGTGCAATCACCAAGATGCGCAAGGTGCATGGTGCTATCCCATACTTTAATGAAACTGGAGTAGGAGAAAAGTTTGTATCAGAAGACATCAACTTCTTCCGACTCATGAATAAAGCAGATGTCCCACTCTACTCTCATACAGGAGCCGTTGTTCAACATATGAAACGGTTCTCTGTTGACGTAGAATATTACAAGTTCTTCTGGAACAATGAACGACCTGAGGGGTGAGCCAGCCTTCGCTTGCATCTGTGGCTGCATGATGTTTGAGATAACAGTTATGTGGGATATAGAGTCAAGAGAAGTAAGTTGGTATGACCTTGCTCAGAAGTGTAAAGATTGTGGAACAATTACAACGGCACCAACGCCTATGGATTGGAGAGACTGCGAGTAATGCCTTTATATGATTTTAAATGCGAAACATGTGGCAGCGTGGTAGAGTTATCGGACTCGGCACCTATCCCCTGCACAACTTGTGGAAACACAATGGTTAGAATATGGTCAGCCCCAGCCGTTAAGTTTAACGGTAGTGGTTTCTATTCAACAGGAGGATGATGTATAACTTCACCAACCAAGCAAACTGTATAGGCATAGATGTTAATATGTTCTTTACAGAAGAAGGCAGTGGTACATTTAAAGAAGAAAACCTTCTTAAACGTACATGTGATGCATGCTTAGTTAAAATTGAATGTCTTGACTATGCATTGAATCATAATGTGTTAGGTTGGTGGGGCGGTAAATCAGAATGGCAACGCAAGCAATTGCGTAAACAATTTAATATCACACCAATACCAGTTATAGTTGAAAGGTACACAGCATGACAACATGGAATGTATTTATTGCAGTAGCAAGCGCACTAGTAGTGCGAGATGTTATTGCTCGTATCATAAGTGAAGTATCTTATTATCTTCATGTTAAGAAACATGGTTCAATTCTTGACCGTCTTGATTGGGATGAAGACAAAGACATAGATTAAAAATAAAAAAGACCCCCGCCTGGTAGGTTAAAGTACCAGAGCGGGGGCTTCTTAATTGTGTAGGTGTTATCCCTTCTTAGGGAACGCATCCTTAGGGTTAGCCCAACGCATAACGATTGGGATAATCGCTGCTATACCAGCAGTAAGAAAATCTTTAGGGTCAGTCTTGCCTAATGTAAAGGCAGTAACTGCACCAGTAATAAAAGCACGGAGGTATGTACCACCAATGCTTGTTAGTTGTTCTTTAGTTTTTGCATTCATTACTTACTCCATTTCGGCGTACCAAACCCAACAATAAATGCTGGGAGTTTACGCTTGTTGTCTTTTTTATAAGCACGAATACGCTGTGCCACTTCGCCACCATTTGCTTGCGAGCCTTTAGCCTTATGCTCAGGTGATGTGTTGCCTTCAATAGTAGTTATTGTCCCGTCAAGATTGTCTTTAACCACAATTCCAACGTGCTCCACAGGAGCACCGCCTTCTACAAAATCAAAAAAAACTATGTCTCCAGCCTTAGGCTTGGCTGTAGCAGCATTAGACCAGCCACCTATGCCTTGAAACGCGGCAACACCGCCAGGTGTCCAGACCACATTAGGCATCTTTTGTTTGACTTCATTAGCACACCACATGACAAACGACCCGCACCATGGTTGACCGTTGTGCTTAGTAAAAGCACCATACTTTGTAAGGTTATTGCCTTCTTCTGCTGTGCCTATTTCTTTTGTGGCTACTGCTATAAAGTCATCAATCTTCGTCATCATCAATCCATTCATCTGGGTCTACATTTGGAAATGGATTACCCCAGTCTGGCTCAGGCAATATAAATCCCATTACTGTTGCGCCTTAACTTTTAATACTTCTACATCTACACGTATGTGTTGCTGATTCTCAATTAACTGGTCTACTTTATTAATCAATCCAGTATGCCCATCATTGTAAAGTGCATATTCAATTCTATTTAATTTATCTTTTAATTCTTCGGTGTGTTTTGCAATTGTGTGTTTGGCTACAAGCCCAACCCCAGCAATAACTGCTGCTGTTACAAAGAAATAAGAATAAATAATAGTGGCTACATCTGGAGACATGTCGGACTTATACCGTTCTAATAGTGAGTGTAATGATTCCGCCATAACCAGTCAGTCTTTTATCTGGTGGTGTAATGTCGGTAAACTTAACCTCTTCAATGAGGCACTGTGATAGTTCACCTGTACGGAAATCTTGCCAAGTGACTACGTCACCCGCTGATTCCGCGTTTTCCAACGCGGCTAATCGTTCAATTGCTCTGCCTTCATATCCAATTGTTGAGTTGTACTTGTCTGTTTCAGTATCAAAATTCATCAATGGAATAGTAATTAATCGGCTACGTGGAGTAGCAGGTACAGCCTTTAACTGATACCCATGGAATGTAGGACCAGATGAAATAGTTGTACTATCCCGATATAAAGTAAAGCGCAAGCCAAGAGAATCTTGTGCGCCAGATGGTTGCGTAATTGTAACTTCAGGTGAACCTACAACAGAGTCATAGTTAATTAAATCATACTGGTGGTTAGTACTATCTATTGTACTAATAGACATAGAACCACTAGTAAACTCACCACGCGCAACAACGCGCTTAAAGTTTTTAGGTTCTAAAGTATTGTATCTAATTTGTCCAGTTTCAATATACCCTGAAGTGTATAATTCTGTAGCAGATTGTACATATATACCTAAATCACCAGTAGGTAAAACGTTATCGCTTATAGTTGCACAAAGAAAAGCAAGTTGGTCACTCTTGCCAAGCCAACATACATCAACTGCTTCTCCAGTATTAATATCTTCTGGGTATATATCTGCTTGGTAAGCAAAACGCAAGTTGTCAACTTCGGTAGATAAATCAATACGGTAAATACCAGGAATGTTTGTGTTAGTTACTTCATCATAGAATGATGAACATGCATATACATATGCATTGTGCGCATCAAATGCACGGATGGGACGCTCAGTATTAATTATAAGCGGACCGTAAGTTATGTTGCCATTGTTAGAGTCAATGCTTCCTACACGTACACCTTTATTAGTTCCTATTAATATATAAGACATAAGATGTACATATATACTGTAAATAATCTCACCATCTGGAACTACTGCAGCAGTAATTGCAGATGTAAGTACTGGCATAGCACCAGTTGAATCAAGATTAAACTTATAAATAGCAGAACTTGCACCTGCATAACCAGCAGCATAAATAGCAGTGCCGCTTTCTGCAATAGATACCCAACGCCAAGAAGTATTAGGATGTGTATACACAGCGCTAACCATTGTTGTACTTGTTGAGGCTGTTGGCATTTCATAAATTGCATTATTAATGCCAACAACAATACGTTGTTTAACGTATCCCATGGCAGCAGATGTAACTGTCTTGCCATGCACACGTACAATAGAAGTAGATGCACCAGTTAATGGTGTCTTTATGATGTTAGTTCCATCTATATAATAAGCATTAAGCCCATCATTGCATGATGAATAAATGTTTGTAACAACACCCGCAGAAATAGTAGTCATAGCACTAGTTGTGCCATCAGTAATTTTTAATGCAGCCCCATCTTGTACAAGTATACGGTCAACCCCTGACACAGATACAGTTTCAAGACTAACAGCCGTAGTTGTAGTCTGTGTTTTAGTAGGACGGCGTAACAAAGTTACGTTCCCCTGTACATCCATTACCTCTACACCACGTGATACTTTGTAACGATATGAGTTAGATGCAATAGTAGTTGAGTATGGGTTAGCCAATGGGTCATAAAACTTAATGCCTTCACCAGTATGAAATGAAGACTGGCTACGTAACCACCAAGCGGAAAGCGATTGCTCTCCTGGGTCACGTTGTGAGTCAAACTGTTGCTTGCGAAACGGTGCAGTAGCACGTTCATAAGGACGGTCATCTTTAATAGCAATAAGAAAAGGAATACCAGCAATAGCAACATCATATGAGTTGCTAGTATTTTGCCAGATAGTTTGTGCATTAAGACCAATATCCACAGCAATAGCACGGGTACTACGACCTTCGGTTATGTCTCTTGTCACTGTATCTCCTTATAAATTAGATGCTTCTGCTTCGTCTACTGCGTCATCAATTGAACGCCCATGTTCTTGAGAACAGTTACCACATTGTTTACACATTATTAATTATATTCTACTTTAGTCCATGCATTTTTTTTATACCAATGGTTAAAAGTTCTGCGTGCTTCATAATTATTTTTTTCACCAATTTCAACTAAACCAGAAGTTAATTGAGAATCCCAACTTTCTTTTTTAAAAGGGATAACTTGAGCAATTGGTGTTCCTGCTTTAATAATTCCTTCAAAATCTTTTTTTACAAAAAATGGAATTGAACCTTTATGTAGCGTTTTGCTGCAATCAGCAATGCCAGTTGTAGTATGAAATGGAAGGTCATGTCTATTAAATGGATGAGTTAATAAAATGCTATAGTTCTTAGGTGTTCTAATATAATATGGATTTTCCCATATAAATTGCGCTGGACTAAAACCTTCTGGAACTAAATCAGAACTATCTACTGGACGATTCCTAAAGTTGACTGGGTCTGGACTTGCTAACCATGTTAAAATAGGTTGACCATCAACAATGGTTACTTGAACATCTGTCCACAATGTAATAAAATATCCAGCAGTCATTGCTTCTAAAAACGGTAAACATTGCTTAACTGTAGAGTTAACATTAAAATCTTTTATTGCCATCTTTTTGTCTTTACCATAAAAAGGTGGTATTTTTTTATACCACTCAGGTACTTGCGTACTTGCTGGTACAAAATCATTTAACCTTTTATCTGCTGGTTCATATTCTAATTTGTTGTTCATTGCATACTCCTTTAACTATTAAGTTATGCAGGATTGCCTGGATGTAACAACCAATCTTCTGCATCATTATCCCAATAGTACACTTTTCCGTCATTAGGCGGTGCGTATGGAGGTCTGTATTGACAAAGTGTTTCATTAAATACCCAGCCTGTGTGACGGTTAGGCTCAATAAAGGCATCATATTCTTCTGAATATAAAAACCCAGTTCCTGCAAAATTTTTACGCAAGTTACCATTATAGGATGTTTGTTTCCATCTAGTAGATTGACCTAACAAAGATTGCAAAAATGCAATGCCAGATTCTTCTTCATTGTTAGAATCAATAGAATCATTGTTAACTACAATTACTTGTAGCACTATATTGTTATCATCTAGTTCTGCAAAGTGTGCCATTAGAAAGTGATACTCCCTGTTCCAGTCCAAGTGTAATACCGATATGGACTATCAGGTGTTACTGTTGGGCTTCCTGTTGTAGATACTGCGGTATTAGCAATAGGTACACGAAGTTTAACTATTCCTGAACCACCGCTTGCTGTTGAAACATAACCAGAAGGAGCGCCATTTCCGCCATTACCAGTGCTTCCTCCTGCATCAGATTGTCCACCACCATTAAACGGTGCACCTGCTCCACCTGCTGCGTATGTTGTACCAAAGTATGTTGCTCCACTACCCGCAGTAGGGCGTGCTCCAGCGCTGCCTATACCACCACCACCACCAGTATAGGATGCTGCATCAGCCAAACCACCATTGTTACCTTCTGACGGGCTGTAACTTCCAGCGTTACCTGTTGCTGCTGAACCAGATTCAGCCCAACCTTTACCGCCACCTGAGCCACCATTTTGAGCAGTTCCGCCGTAACCAGCACCTGCTCCACCGCCCGTTGCATAGTAAGAACCAAAACGAGATTGTGAACCACTCTGTGAAGAATTGCTAGACCAAGAATCATTTGCTGGCTTTGGTCCACCAGCGCCTACTAAAATGTTATATGTAGTTCCAAATGCAATATCAAAAGACATGTAACGCACACCACCCGCGCCTCCGCCACCGCCAACATTAGAGCCTCCCGCTCCACCGCCAGCAACAACAAGAACTTGAGCAGGTATAGCAAGGTGTCCTGAGATTCCAGATGAAATTATACCTTTAAGTATATGAGCCATTATGCTAAATCTCCCACAATAGTAACCGTAGGTGTGCTGCCTCCTGTTTTAAAATAGACAGTAGCAGCAGCATAGGCTGCACGAATCTTAGGAGCAGCAGTAGTTGCACCAGTTGAAACAATAGTTACTCCAGAACCTGCTGCAAATGTAACTTGACCAGCGGCATCTTGTACAACAGTAACGGAATCACCAGCAGTAAATACGCTAGGAGGCACTGTAACCGTAATACCTGTAGCATTGGTTGTAGTTACAATTCCATCTGCATCTGTTAAAGCAAGTGTGTATGTTGTGCCAGAAGTTGTTGCAGGTGCTTGACGTTGTTTTGACAATGGGAATCCACCTGCTGTTGAACCATTATGGACTACTACTGTGTTCTTTGTTGTGTCTACTGTTAATTCTCCAGCAAGACCTGTAAAGGATGTGTGTGCAGCGGTAGTACCTCTGCGGCGTTGAAAGGCAAATGCCATTATACTGTTCCCCAATCTGAGAGGCTAGTCCATGAAGCGGATGTTCCATTGTTTGTTAAGAAATACCCATTAACACCAGAGGTGATACTGGGAATATAAGAGGCTGCTGTTGTAGCAGATGACGCTGCAGCCGTAGCAGAGTTTGCTGCGGATGTAGCAGATGTGGCTGCACTGCTAGCATTTGTGGCTGCAGATGAGGCAGAAGTAGAAGCGCTAGATGCTGAAGTAGCAGCAGCACTTTGAGATGTCAACGCACTTGACGCTGAGGTAGAGGCAGAAGACGCTGACGTAGCAGCGGCTGACTGTGAGGTTGCAGCGGATGAGGCTGAGGTAGCCGCACTAGAGGCTGAAGTACTTGCACTAGAGGCTGAAGTTAAGGCTGCAGACTGGCTTGTAAGAGCGCTAGAAGCGCTTGTAGAGGCGCTAGAGGCACTTGTAGCAGCCGAGGATGCTGACGTGGCTGCTGCGGTCTGAGAAGTCAAAGCACTAGAAGCACTGGTTGACGCAGAGGATGCAGAGGTAGATGCAGCAGTGGCTGAGTTAACAGCAGATGTAGCGCTAGTAGCAGCCGAACTAGCCGAAGTAGATGCTGAGGCTGCGCTTGTAGCAGCAGCATCTGCAACTGTAGATATATTTATATATGTGGCTGTAGTTGTATCTGAATCAGTAATTAAACCCATGTCTCTGACTAGACCAGAACCAGTAAGTCCTGTTATACTAGTTAAACTATTAGATGCAGATGTAGCAGAACTGCCAGCAGCGGTGGCAGAAGCCGCCGCAGATGTAGCACTAGTAGCAGCAGCAGTCGCTGACGCGGCTGCTGATGTAGCAGATGTACCAGCAGATGAAGCAGATGTAGATGCAGAACTAGCAGATGTAGAAGCAGCAGCAGCCTGAGTGGTTGCAGTTGCAGCACTATTAGTTGCAGTGGTTGCAGATGCAGCAGCAGATGTTGCTGATGTACTTGCTGCAGATGCTGATGTTCCTGCAGAACTTGCTGATGTTGCTGCACTAGAAGCAGACGTACTTGCTGATGATGCACTGGTTGCAGCGTTTGATGCGCTGGTTGCTGCTGAAGAAGCAGAAGTTGATGCAGCAGTTGCTGAACCAAGAATGCTATCTACATAAGTTTTATTAGCAGCATCTCCACCATTTGTAGGATTAGACAATCCTGTAATAGTTGGTGCTGTAAGAGTTTTGTTTGTAAGTGTTTGAGTAGCAGCCGTACCTACAACTACACCTGATGTAGCAACAAGTCCGTGTACAGATGATGATGCTTCTGTGTGGTTATTTGCTTCTTGAAGGTCACGACCAATAATCATATGTCGTACTACTGCACCAGCAGAGTGAGACTGTGCCGTACCAGTAGCATCAATACTTCGGGTAATACTAAATGTATTACTTGAAGCAGAAGTAATATCTACAATTTCTTCAAGGGCTGTATCTGGGTCAAGTACTACAGTAAATGTAACGCCACCAGTAATGTCTGCTCCTGCAATTGTACCTAAAAGATTTGTAGCAGATGCAACAGTCATTGACGTTGCACCAGATGTGACGGCAGCAGTTAATGTTGTTTGCTGTGAACGGGATGTATATTTTCTGACTGTCATCTATTTACCTATCGGCTGTAGTGGACGCGGGTTGGGTACTGAAGTTTTTGCTTTAATGATTCTTCTTCAAGACGCATCATGTAAAGCGTTTGCAATTGCTTTGTTACATTTGAGCCAGTTCCATATGGACGCTTGGCATCAATCTCATCCGATTGTGGTGATGAAATAGAGATACGCGCTGGGTCTACATAAGAAGATAGACGCCATGCTGCACCATAAACAAGAACATCTCGCATAGATGAAGGCAACAACGTAGTTGTTTCCATATCATCTGTAAGGTTTGTAAGGTTTACAGGTAAGGCTGCATATACAATTTGAATGGTACGTCCTGGAAGGACATTGTCATAAATTGATACGGTTTTGCCAGTAGTAAAAGCGGTTGTGTTAGCAATAGGGTCCCAACGCCATTGGCGGATAGGTAGCCATTCTTTTGTTGGTCCAACTGATTGCCAAGCCATTGAAAGAATTTGAATAGCATTTGATGGCAATGAATATGTAGTACGGCTTGCAAGGAATGAAGCGGTAGTAGAACCAATACCAAATACCTTTGGGTATACAGCATTGATTGTATCGTTAATTGCACGCTTAACAGCCTGACGTGGATATGTAGGTGCAATAGTCATCTTTGCGTTTACTGCATGTATTGCTGCAGTAGTGGCGTTATAGCCACGACCAAATGGTGCAATAGTAATTGTGTTTGATTGACGGTCATATGAGTCTACCCACATCATTTCGTCATCAATTTCAACAATACCTTTACCAATGTTCTCAGTAGATGAGACTTTAATTGTAAGGTCAGTTGCTGTAATAGCAGCAGTAATATATGTAACGCGGTCTTGACGGTACGTAAAACCTGAAAGGTCTAACTGTACGTCATCAATAAGATTTTGAAATGTAGTTGCCATTAGGATGCAATCAATCTGAGAGCAGTAACAATCTCTAGGTATTTGGCTGGGTCTGTAATCCCAGCAAGTTCGGAGGCAACAGCATTGAAGCCTTTATAATCAGGATACTTACGAGATGCACTGGCTTTAAGATTTAAAGCAGAAAGCATTGGTGTACCGTTAGGCGTACCAGCCCAGTCATTAACTGCACCATCTTCATCTTGGTATGCTGTGTATGCTGGGTACTCCCCGCCATTAGCAAGACGATTAATCTCATCACGAAGAGTAGAACCTGGAAAACCATACAATGTGTATGTAGTGCCGTTATATCTAGCCGTGCCGTATGTGGTCATTACTTACCCTTCTTTTGCGCTGCTCTCATATTGTCTACAAGATTAGGATATTTTCTGCCAGCCTTTTTAGCAGCAGCCTTGGCTGATGCTTTAGCAGCAGGTGTTAGTGGTGTTGATTTCTTTTTTGGATTAGGTGTATCCCAAACTTTTTTTGCAGGCATTAGCAATCCCAAGCCCTTCTTGCTTTATTTAATCTACTGTTAGGGTCTTTAGCAGCCTTAGGAAACATCTTTGCTTGACCTGCCGACCTAGCGCAATATGATTTTCTACGTGCTGCAGCCTTAGGAGATTTCTTTGCCTCCGCTAATTTTACTGGTGGCTTGAGATTACTGCCTTGGGCTTTGGCACTAGCACGACCTTTTGCATTAAGACCGCCGTTAGGGTTCTGTCCTTCTTTACGTTGCCATGCTGGTGATTTAGCCATTTACTTTCCTTTAACCTTTTTTAAATTAGGGTTTGCTTTTTTTGCTGCTGGGCTTGCCTTGCGTGTAGATGATGCAAGGATTGCTCCAGCAGACTTCATAGATACGCCTGACTTTTTAGCAATAGATTTTTGGGCGGCTTTAAAGCCCATACCTTTAGCCATTACTTTTTAATCTGCTTTCCAGTTTTGTCGTCATAACGGCGACCCTGAAGTAATGCACCATAGAATTGTCCTGTGGCTGGACCACGGGCAGGAGCATTAATTTGGTTGTTCCATTGGCGGTATTCTTTAACTACGTTACCAACGTAACCAGCAATAGGCTTGTAAATCTTGTTCATGTTTGAACGGTCTTCAGCCGAGTTGCGTGTGTTAATCATAATTAAATCTTACGTCCACCAGAAGGCTGTGTGTAAATGCCCTGGATGACTGTTGCTGGTCCACTAGCAGTTCCTCCGCCTGAGCGTGGTGCTGACATAGGTGCTTGTCCTGGTCCAACTCCGCCACCAAAATCTTTGTTGACAGATGACTTGTCTGTTGCAGCCTTACGAACCTTTGCAGGAACAGTGAGTCCTGCACCAGTTACGTTGCTATTCATATATTCGTTAGCCATTGTTATTTTCCTTTTCCGTATGGTGCTGGGATGTTCCAGCCTTTGATTACTGAGGCATCAGAGTTATGTAACTCCTGCCCACCAACCTTTGATGCACCTGTGTAAGAAGGAGCAACATGCTTGGTGTTTGTACGCACTGGTGCGTCAATTGTTACTGGACGGTCCATGCATCCACATTGTGTACACATAATTACTTACCTTTTTTCTTCATAATACGATTGCGAAGAGCCATATCCATCTTCATGTCAGCCTTAGCCGTTGGCTTTTTCTTATCCATCTTTACATCAGCCTTTTTAAATGCAGACTTCTGAGCAGGCTTCATGCCCTTCATTATCTTTGCATCCTGCTTCATGTCCGCTTTACTAGACATTGGTTTCATTGCAGCCATTATATTTTCCCTATCTCTTTCATTACGGACACTATTTCTTTGTTTAGATGTTCTGCCTTTGGCATCTTGTTACCGTCATAAGGTTTATTCATGACCTCTGATGCTTCTAGGGCTTTCTCTACAGCCTTGCGTGAAGTGCCCTCAGGTTGTACACCTTGTGAACGCGCATCTCTGTAGAATGCTAACTCGCTATCCCATTTTTTCTGAGTTGTACCACTAGCAATAATGTTACCTGAGGCATCACCAGTTGCTAGTTGTAAACCTTTAGCCTTGCAGCCAAAGCAATCTTCATCACACTGTGTGTGGTCAATTGAAATATCTTCATACTCAAATGGTTTATCGGCTGTAATATCACATAACGCACAACCCCAAAGAGTTGCTATAAAGTTATGGTCTGCGCTGAATCCCCATTCAAGCACCTTACTTATATGTTGGTGCTCCATTACTCCGCCCTTACGTTTGCCCCGAACCCTTGGTCAGTTAATTCTTTATAAACCCCTGAGGTAATTTCATATTCTCTTCCGCCTAGATAAAATAACTCAGCGGCTTTTATTACATCTTCTGTTGGAAATGCTGTTTGAGTCCAGACTCCGTTATTACGCATTAGGCTCTCGCCACGGTTTAAGCGATAGCGAATAAACAAACGTCCTCCGCCTGCTGGTCCGTATTCCACCACTGGTGGTGTTAGGTAATACTTAGTCATTAGTCTCCTTAGTTGACTTACTCCGCAGCAGGGAGCACGTGAGCGACCCCTGCTGCAGCGTCAATTAACTATTAGTAGTTGATTGAAGATGAAGTCTCAACGCGGTAAAGCGCCTCTTCACGGTAACGTGAGAAGCCAAGTACGCCGTACCAACCAAGTGGACGGTGACGCATTAACTTGTCAACAACTGGTCCAATAACTACGTGTGGCTCTTCGGCAACGGCTTCAGCCAATGCTTGCTGTCCAGCAAAGTATGTATTGAATACATTTGTTTCGTGTGTGAAGGTGATAGATGCACCTGATGTAACCTGTGTGGTGATAGCAATATCAATTGTTACTGTTCCAGTTCCAATTGCTGTTACGTTTGCACCTGTTGGTACGTTAGTACCAGCAACAAGGTCACCAATAACAATGCCTGATGTAGAAGTAAGAGACAGTGATGTCGCTCCGACTGCACCTGAAGCAGTTGTTGTTGTTGTAGATGTTGTCTTACCAGCACCCTTTAGGTCGTTGTAGATACGTGGTGATTCAACATAGAATGCACCTTCGTATGTACCAATTTCGCCAGCCCAAATTGAGTCATTTGACTGGTATTCGTGTGGCTGACGCCATGAACCTACACCAGTCTCAGCACGAAGGTCGTGTGATACTTCAGGGTGGATACCAGCCCAGTAAAGTGAACCCTTACGTGGGATAGCCTTGTTAGCACGCAACTTAGCAGTTGTCTTACGAGCAAGTGCTGAAGTAAATGTGTCTGATGATGTAAGTGTTGCTGTAGATGTACGTCCACCAGCATAAAGAACGTTGTCTCCTTGGCGAAGTACTGTCTGAGCAACATCATCAATTGAGTCTGCCATGTTGAACGCAATTACGTTAGCAACTGCTGGGTCTACGTCAGCAAGGCTGAAGAGTTCCAAAGCACGTGTAACGAGTACTGCGTTACCATACTCAGCAAGAGTGATGGTTGTGTATGTTGGTGTAGCCATTGCTACAGCATCTGGGTCAGTTGTTTCTGTAAGAGTTGAAGTAACCTTTGTAAGGTCTACGTAACGCTGCAAGACAACAGATGAACCAGGGATGCTTTGACGCGCAGGAGTCTTATCGGCTACTGAGCGAATGAGTGGTTGTGCACGGAGTGCGAACTCGATTAGACGGTCATACGCCTTTTGTACGAGACCAGCACTACCAACTGTACCGCCTAGAGAAGCGGAACCTGTGGTTGTATATGCATTAGCCATTTTTGCACCTCCTTATGAGGATGTTAGATTCGGTTGGTTGTTAGTTAAAATCGCCCGATTGAATCATTGCAATAATCTCTTCTGCACTAGCAGCATTATTAAGTTTAAGCAATGTATCTTGTGAGCGGTCAGGCGTAATAGCAGCCTGAGTTACAATGTCCTGCTGACGCAATGCAGCACGGTCCAGTGTTTGTTCAGGCGTTTGCTGTTCCTGCACCTGAAGTCCAAACATGTCAGCGTTATCATCAACCCAATTAGAAACTGAGTCTTCTGTTATATCGCCTTCTAGTTCACGGACAATCAGACGTGCAGCCTTTGGACTTACGCCTTTATTTTCTAGGACTTTCTTGATGACAGTTTCACGTTGAGCCTTATCAAAGGCTTCTAGTTTTTCAGATAGTTCTTTAATGCGCTTTTCATCTGCTCGCTTTGCTTTACGCAATTGCTTCATTGCATCTGAATCGTTGCCCATTGAAGTGTTATCTACTTCATCTTCTTCTTCGTCCCAGTATTGGTTGGTCATAGCAACCGTCCTCCCATATTTCATTAGTTGAATCGCAGACCACAGTTCTAGTTTGGGGAAACTAGGCTGGCTTCTACTCCCAGTCTTATACACCACATGGGGCTGGTAGGTCCATGTAGGAATCTATTAATTTAGAACTGACCCTGTTGGGTTCTGCTCAAGTTTGCTGATGTAGCACCAGTAAATGATGCACGTTCCATTGACTTCAAACGTCTACGCTTTTCAGCAGCATCTTGGTTCTGTTTAAAGAACTCAGACTCAGCCGCTGTCTGGTCATACTTAATACCTGCTTCACCATAAATGTCACTAAGTTTTCCAGATGTAGGCAATACGCTTTTAATATCTGAATAACCAGCAATTGCAGTTGCGCGGTCAACACCATAGTTAGCCAAGTCAAGTGCATTAGTTGTAGCAAGATTTTGCCCAACAGCAGCAGCACCAATCTCAGATGCAGTAACTTTCTTCTGCAATTCTGGAAGTACTTGCTCTGGCTTTAGGAAGTATGTAACTAAATCAGCATCAGTAAGTGTTGGGTAATATGTCTTTAACTGTGCCATAACCTGAGGGTCAGAGTTCTTAACACGGTCAACTGCTAACCCAATACGAGTCTTAGCCTCAGTTGGTGCTATATCGTTACCAATCATAGTAGCCATTTGCGCACGCGTTGCGAGATTTGCAACACCATACTGCTGGAAGTACTGACCGTAATCTTTTTCTTGCTGAAGATAATCAGCCTCAGATAGCGCATTAAGTCCTTTATCTAAACGAGTTTTATTACCAGCAAATCTGCCTTGATAAACTGCAAGGTTTCTCATATTAAGAATTGCTTGGTTTGGACCCACGTTTGGGTCAATGATTGACTTCTCAATAAAACCAGATAGTTCTGATAACTCAGTATCAGTGAATCCATAAGCACGCATAGTGTCTTGGATAAGCGCAAACGCATCACGCTTTTCGTTCTGGTCTTGAGTAATTTTAGCGGCTGCTGCTTGAGCAGCATCATAATCATTTTTTGCATTTGCTGCATTGAGAGCATCAATTTGTGCTTGTAACTCTGCAAGGTTTTTATCTGCTGCTGCTTTATCTGCGGCAGCCTTATCTGCTGCTGCTTTATCTTTGTTTGCAGCAGCGGTCTTAGCATCTGCTGCTGCTTTATCTGCTGCCGCTTTAGCGGCTGCTGCAGCGGCTGCTGCAGCGGTTGCTGTTTGTGCTGCAGTAGGACTTGTAGGTGTGGGTACATAACCAGTAGCAGTACGAGTAGTTCCAGTAGGAATAGGACCTACAAAAGAAGTGGCTGTTGTTGTGGGTTTTACCGTAACAATAGGAGTAACTGGTGCTTTGACTGGTGTAGCCTTGGGCGTTGCCACTGGTTTAGGTGCTGCCATTATCCTACCTTGCCCCAACTCTTGAGTAACGTATTAACAAATGTTGCAGCCATTTCATTAGCCTTTGGTGTCTTACGCCATGCAGGATTAGAACGAATGCCTAGAATAAAATCATTATTAGATGCAATCTTGTCGCCACTAAGAGCCTTCTGTACATCATTGTCATAGATGTTTACTGAGTTATTAACAAGACCATACTCAGATTCTTTAAGGCGCTGATAGTTAGATGCAATATCAGATACCTTTAAGCCTTGGTCAATATAACTAGCAAGGTTTGCAAATTTAATTTTGGCTGCCTGTTTAATGCTATTGGCTTCTTGTGTAATACCAGTGTCCATAGTTGCTGTACTAATACCAGTAGCAACTCCACCAGGAAGCAACGCTTTGCGAGCGCGGTTAAGCAAATCAGTATGCGTTAGTTCAATACCATAATCAGCAGCAGTAGACTGCAACTTAGAATAAGTTTGACCAATAAGACCGCCTGTGCGTTCTAGGTCATCATATGTAGTCTGACTGATACCAGTACTAATAACAGTCTTAGCCTTAGTTTTAGGGTCAGTAACAGTGGCGCCATTAACAATAAGCCCAAGACGAAGGTCTTGGCGGTCTTGTTCAGACATCTGAGCATAGGCTGTTGTATTAGTTGTACGGTTGCCTAGTGGGTCAGTTGTACTTACGCTTGTTGATTGACGAGCAAGTTCTTGATTGTGAAGACGTGTCCAGTATTCTTCACGAAGTTTAGCAACTTCATTAACAAGTGTTGGGTCTCCAACATACTGCTTTACTGTACGGTCAAACTCAGCATATGCGTCAGCCTTAACTGTAAGTCCGCTGCTGCGGTCTGATGCACTAGTAGCCTGTGGTGTTTGAAGACGTGTTTGTACAAACTGTTCAAACCCATACATCTTTGCAGTGGCTGTACCACCCTTAGCAACTTGTTCTGCTATCTGCTTACCTGTATTGTAGTTATCTACAGATGCAGCCATCAATGCTTTTTTAATTGCCTGTTGAAAACCAAGGTCTTTGTCGGTCATAGGACCAGCAGTTAAAGAAGTTTTATATGCAGCAGCATTCGGGTAGTAAGCACGCAATTGCTGTTTGTAATACTCAATGTTTGCACGTGGAAGTGCGCCAAGAATTTTATCTACTTCTGAATCAATATCAGTTACAGTAAAGCCAGTTTGTGTACCACCCGCATCAAAATGCGGTAGGACTACAAGAGCCTTAGGTTGTGTATTGCTAGCAGTTGGTACCGCAGATACATAAGGTTCTGTTTGAACTCCACCTGAACTGCCACCACTATTAAGAACAATAGCGCCATTAGTAAATGCACTGTAGTCTGATTGAATACCTTTAGGGATTTCAGCAATAGGGTTTGTATTACCTGTTCCTGGAGCCTTTACTGTTGGTGTTGGTTTAGGAGCAGCAGATGCAGATGGTTTTGGGGCAGGTGCAGTTGGTTTAGGTGTAGGTTGAATAGCATTATTGCCAGCAACGGCTGGACCATATGATGTTGATGGTGCTGGTGTTGGTTTCTTTGCCATTATCCCTTACCCATTGCTAAAGTCGGAGTGGTATATACATCATCAATAAGTGGTTTGATAATGCTTTGGTATGCTTCTACAAGCGGAGCATTACCCGCTGCAAAGTTTTTTAAGTAATCAAGTCCTTCTTGACGGACTTTATCTACAGTTTCTGCACCATTAAACTGTGAACGCACGTTGGTATCTTCAAGAACCATAAGCATTCTGTTTGTTAACGCTGTCATCTGTGCCATCTGTAGGCGCTGACCCTTAGGTAACTTGTCAAAGTACTTAGGATTATTAACCATCTGGTCTAAGTGATTAAAACGAGTAATCAATTCTTGACGTGGAATAACTGGATTAGTACCTAGTTGTAGCGCCAATGCAGGGTTAGCCTGCTTCATTGCAAACTTAATATCACGTGCTTGACGCAGAATCTCTGCACGGTATGTAGCGCGATTGCGGTCAGGGTTGTTAGGGTCATTAAACAACTCTTGAACTTGTTTATCTACATTGTAGTAGTCATTGCGTGCACGCACAGTTGCTATGTCAAGAAGATACTTCTTCAATACACCAGCGTTGTCGTTAAACGGATTAGTCTTGCCTGGAATAATGTCTGTTGCTTCTAAATACTTGACTACAGATGGGTCATACTTGCCAATGTTAGGAGCAAATACCCATGCTACGTCATTGTAATCTGTAAGCAAATCATTGTTCTTCATGGTCCACAACTTAGTCTCCTTGGTATAGGAGATGGCTGCCTTAGCAGCCTTGTTGTTAGCACCAACGGTATAAATAAGTTTATCTGGGTTAGATGCTGTAAACATAGATACTGCTGTACCAATTGGGTCATCCATGTAGTAGCCATATTTAGAGTTCACATCAATAACAGCACGAAGGATGTCGCTAAACTCTTGACGGAAACTAAGCACGCCAACTCTACGCAGTTCATTAGGGAAATCAGCATCATTTGTGCTTAGTGTTGTAGGCACAATAGTGTTAAATCCAACCTTAACTGCAATAAGATTATGTACTGCAATACCTAAACGGTCATAGTATTGCTGTGTTTTCTCTGCATTTAACCAATCTTCTGGCTTCATCTTTGTATTACCAGCAGCCTCAATGTTAGCCGCAGCCTGCATAAGAGTAGATGCTTGTATAGCAGTCTTATGTTGTGGGTCAAATTGATTCCACAAAGCCATCAAGTCTTGAGGAAAAGATGCACGAATCCAGTTTGTGTTATCAGAACCAGGTCCAAGCACAATGTTATCAATGTTATCGGCAATCTTTAAAGTGCCTTCGCTATTAATAGTACGTCCAACAAGGTTAAGTAATGACTGCGCTGCAAGCGCAGGGATAGCAATAGTTGGTCCAGTAAGTGATGGAACACCAGCAGCATCATTGTATGATGGGTTAAGTAACGATAGTTTCATGCTGAATTGATTCCACTGTGGCTGCTTAAAGAAGTCCCAGTTACCTTGTGCTATGTTAACTGCAGCCTTAACAGGGTCAGCAAGCGCAGTAAGCGCAGGTGCTACCATGTTCCAGATGATGCCATCATTAGGAAGCATTACATACTGATTACCTTTATCATCTGTGTACATAACACCAGAACCAGATGTTGCTTGACTTAGGTGTGCAGTACGATAGATAACTTTGTCTGGGTGTGCAATAAGATAACGTGTATAACGGCGAACATAGTCTTCAGATGCACGATAGAAACGCCCAACACCACGTAAGTTCCATGCCATCTGTGAACGTACATTTGGGTTATCAGCGTACTTCAGTAGTTCATCAACAGCATTATGTGTAGCACGGCTATCAAAGAAGAAGTCAGCCTGCAAACGAGCAGCATCTGGGTCTACATCACGGGCAATAAGGTCTCTAACCATTTGCTCTTCATCAGCAGCCATTTTTGTGCGCTGTTCCATAACTTTAATACCAAATGCATCAGCACGGTATAGGTCAGTAATCTGCCTATCCATCATCTTCCATGGAATCTCAGTAAACTTTTGATATGCGCTTTGCGCACTATCAATAAGACCAGGAAAATCGTATTGAGTCTTTAACATACCTTGAATAGGGTTATCTTTAACCAATACTTCAAAGTCAGCATATGGAGTTTGACGTACATGGTGTGCTGGAGACATTATGCGTGATTCATACTCACGGCGGAACTTTGCAGTTTGCTCAGTTGTTGGCAATTCTTTGCCAGCATATGCACGCATGTATTCATCTGACTTCTCAAATGCTTTGCGGTTTTTAATTTTAACAGCAGCATCATCTAATTGCTTGCGAATGTAGTTAAGCAGCGTATCATTAAATTGTTCTGCTCCACCATGGAATACGTTGTACAATTCACCCATGCTCTTGCGTACAATTGCATCTGTAATCTGTGAAGCAGATTTACCTGCTGCACGCAAACCAAATGTCTGCCCAAATCGTCCATTAAAACGCTTGATAGATGTAAGTAATTGTTCTTGAGAGATGGTTTTTTCAAACTCAGTACCCTCATTAAACACCTTAGGCTTTACAGCCCATGAACCGTCACTAAGTTTAGTCCATCCAATAGTTTCCATTACTTCATCAACGTAAGCAGCACCATCTTCTGCTGTCTTTAGACCGTTGTGCTTAATAAATAGAGAACCAAAATCAACTACACGACCATATGATGTCTTAAATACGTTTTTACCAAAGTAACGGTAGAAAGCATCAAAGTGTACGGCTGTACGCTCTGAGTTTGTAAGCATCATCTTTTCATCTGAAAGGAATGTTCCCATATCCTTGCGACCCCAAGACTCAACAGCCTCAGTAAGGGTAGACTTGCCATACATTTCGGCAGCAATGCTGCCATCAACCATTGTGTTACCAAAAGAACGTGCTATTTGTGATTGCACCATGCCTTCTACAGCATGTGAATTGTTTATAAGATGCGTTGCTAGGTATTGTTTTTCTTTTTCAGATAACTTACCTGCATATTTTGCAATAACTCTAGCGGCTAGGCGCTCTTCAAAAGGCGCATTCCAGTATTCATCAGCAGAAACCAACTGGTTACGTGGAATATACTTGCCATTAGGCAATGTATAACTAACATCAACCATCTGTGGAGCCTGCATAGCGCGGCGTTCTGCTGCAGATACGTACTCTGCTGGGTTTTTACCAGCCTTAGATAGTAACTTGCTCTTAACAAGACCATAAGTTGCATCACTGCCACGGTATGCTGCAACTGTATTAGCAATTGCGCTACCCTTACCAGTAAAGAAATCTAAAATAGCACGGGGATGTTGAACCATCAACCCAATTGTGCCTTCGTCAACTGCAGACTTTAAACCTAATTTAGGGAAAAGAGTTCCAATTGTCCATCCACCCATAATGTTCTTAGCCCAAGATTCATTGGTAAGACCACTGATGCCAAAGTGACGGCGGAACCCTGCATTAAGACCAGTGTTGCTGTGTACCCATTCAGAGATAAGGTCAAACTTAGGCATAGAGATGCCTTCAGTTGTATGTAAAATTTGACTTGGACCAGCAGGCAAATCAATCATGCCATCTGAAATCAAATGCGCTGGCATTTGTACATCAGCAATTGGACCCATACCCTTAATTGGACCAAAGATTGATTCAAGCCAAGCACGTTGAACGTCAAGTCCACGTACAGTTGAAGACAACCCTAGTTTATCTGTATAAAGTTTAAACATTGTAAAGAGCATATTGATACGCTCTTCTGGACTAACACGCAAGAAACGCTCAGTCAATGCATTAGCACGGAACTTATCTCCAACAAGTACGCGTGAGAAATCACGAAATGCGTTTGCAGATTTTACAACCATGTTGTCTTCTGTATAAAGCATTACGTTCTCTGGATGCTTAGACATCATCTTGTTATAGAACTGTTGTAAGTTATTACCACTCTTGGTAAGAGACTGTATAACTTCATCTTGCTTAGGGTCAATAAGTTTAAACTCAGGACGGTTAGCAAAGTAACGGTCAAATGCTTTTGCGTTATCTAGTACTTCTTCTGGAATAGGTTCTTTACCTGCTGCTATACGGCGGTCTATACCATTAAATATCTGGTCAAATGCTTCTTTAATACCAGTTGTAATCTTACGAGTAGAACGCTCAATTGCTACATGGTTCTCAGTATAGTAACGTGTGCCTTCAACACGACCAGAAAGAATATGGTTCATGTTTTCGCCTTGTTCAAAGAACTTAACCATTGTAGGTAGGTCAGTAATTGGAACTAATTTTTCTTCATCATTAAGAACTTTAGTCTTAGTAAGAAGGTCAAGCACGCCTTCATTGTCATACTTTGTATAATCACGGGCAATTCGCATACGCGCTAATGCAGCCTCAGCATCATTACCAGCCTCACGTGCTGTACGAAGTGCATTAACTTCAACAGCCAAACCTGCATGCAGTTTAGCAACTGCTGGGTCTGCAAACAAATCTGCTACGCGAGTAGCACTGTTGTTTTTACCAGCCTGTGTAAATATCTCAGCAAGTTTTTCTGATTTAGTAATAGCCTTAGAAGAACCGCCAGTAAGCCACGTTAATGGGTCAGCAACAATTTGATAGGCAAAGTTAATTGTGCCAGATGGAGAAACAAACTTTTCTTTTGAAAAAGGATTAGGGTTAGCAATAACCCATTTATCTTTTTCTTTAGATTCTTTATATGCTTCTGGTAATTTAACAAGAGTTCCACCCATGCTGCCAAGCGTTGCTTGTTCACCAAGCATAAACCATGACCATGGACCACCTTCTGAAGGTGGATGGTTACGGTTCATCCAGTTTGTAAAATCATTTCCTGGGTTAATCTGTGCAGCCTTGTACTCACCAAACATGTTTTTCCATGTTGATTCATTTGCTGACATTTGACGTACAGCATCAACCATTGCAGTATCTAGTTGACCGTACTCACGAATAATATCTCCAGGCTTTTTACCATCAATAAGTCCGCGTACTAAAAAGTCTTGTGCCTTGCCATACTTCTGTGACAGTGCAGCAGTAGCACCAGTGTCCCACTGGTTATGTCCATCCCATGCATCTGACCAAGTTTTTTTGGAAAGAAGTTCTTTAAGAGCCTGTCCGCTGCCTTCTCCACCAGTATCAATAACATTTCTTGCAACTTTGTACGGTGTATTAAAAGCCTTACCCCAAGTTTGTCCCGCTTTAAAAACCATACGAAATGGGTCAGTAATACCAGCAAGTACAGCACCACCAATCATGCCAAGCACTGATGGTGGTGCAATCTGATACTGAGCACCTTCATTAATAAACTTTAAACCCTGTTTAATTTCAGGGTCTAATTTATCAAAAGCCTTGTATGCCTGAGTCTTGTCAGTAATGCGCGTAAGTTCACGGTCTTTATTTAGAAGACGTTGAATGTTTTCCTGAATAGCACGTTCTTCTTGCGTTGGTTGTCCCGCAAGGGAGGCAGCATACAGCGTTGGGTTTTGTGTTGCTAGTATGTTGTTAGTCGGCTGCTGAAATGGTTGATTAGGATTTATCAGAGACATTACGCCAAATTAATTCTATTGTAAAGTGATTCTAATTGTCCTGATGGGTCGTTTCTCATCATGTTATAAATAACAGATGATGGGTCTGGTTGAGATGACAGAGTACGAATACCTGATAAATCTACGCCTGGTCCTTCTCCCCAGTCAGCACCATGTGAAATTGGTTGGTCTGGTAAAGCAGTAGGAGCATCAAGTGTCAACATATCTGGTACTGGCGTTGCAGCCATAGGCGCACCAGCCTGTTGTTCATTTAATGATTTATTTTCACCGTATTGAAAACCAGTGTATGTCTGCATTGGTTGCTGCATTCCATCAATTGCTCCGCCATCAGTGCGCTGTGAAAGCGCACCAGGTCCTGATACAGGTGCTGGATTATTAGGTTGACGATAACCACCATGTTGTGCCATTAGTCTTCGTCCTCCTCATCAATGTGTTTTCTAATATCATCTAACGTAGGTTCTTGTACCCAATCTGGAAATGATTCTTTAGTTGCAACCATCCAGAGTGCATTGTCATTATTAAAACCTGAGCGGCGTAATGCCTTATAGTATTCATTTAACCAAATACAATACTCATCTAATTTTGTATATTCATTTTCTTTTACAGTACGCTTACGAGTAACTGGCTTCTTCTTAGGGGTTGCCATTTTTACTCCTATACTGCGCGCTTGTTACTTATCCGAGCGCTGGAACGTGCCGCTCCATTGCCTGTCATTGTGCTTAATAGTGTTTGTAATTCTGGTTTTGCTGGAGGTAATTGTGGAGCCGCACCTTGAGCGCCTCCTACTGGTGGTTCACCAGGAGCAGAGGGGACAGGTTGCTCAACTGACTCTTCAGCACCAGCAGGAGGATTCTCAGGTTTGAACACATTCTCAATAGCATCTTCAATAGACATACCCTTTTTACGTGCAGTAATTACATCTGCAATTTGTCGTACTAATGCAGATGGGTCTTGTCCTTGCATAGCCATTTGAGGAATTGCCTGACTCATCTGTTGAAGTGAACCAACAAGAGCCTCACGCATTTTTTCAATTTCAATCTTTTCTTGTTCTAGTGTTACGTTAACTCCAAATGGAAGTTCACGCATAGCCATATCTTTAGAGATAAGACCGCCACCTAACGCCTGAAGCATGAAAATAAGTCCCTGTGCTGGGTTAAGTCCTGCAAGCATTCCATATCGGACGTCTGCAGAATAATCACTCTTGATGTCTTTGCTTGGTAAGTATGTAAGAACATACGGTGAACCAGCATCTACACCACGAATAGTCTTTTCAATATTATAAATCTGCTCATCAGTTTTAAAGCAGAGCGTGATTACATCACGTAGTGCTGCAGTAAGGATAGCCTGTGCTGATTTAATTTGAGTATCAAATGCACCAAGCAGCGCTTGTACACCCTGTCCAGTGACAATGCTTGCATTAACGTTACCCGTACGAGATTCAGGATAACGAGCACCAACACGAAGTTCTTCATTAAGAATGTTCTGTTCAGTGAATGCACCTTGTGGCAGTGTAAGTTCAACTCGGCGTACTCCTGCTGGATTGTTTGTGCGGATAACCGCGTCTCCACCAAGTTGAAGTTCTTGTACATCTTGTGGCAAGACAATTGGTGCTTGTACTGACTTCTCTGCTGCTTCCATTGCAAGTAATGCAAATCGGTTGCGAAGCAACTGAATACCAAGTACATCATCAAACTGTCCACGCAACTCGCCATCTACAGATGGTCGCTTTGCAATAACAACATTCATTACACCAAGCGGATTAGACGCATGAGATAACAACATGTTGTTGCGGGATGGTAAATAAAGCACAGATTGGTCTTTGTCATAGTAGCGAATCATCTCTACCATGCCATTGAGTTCTTGCTTATAGCCCATCTTGCCTAACAACTCATACTCATGTTCTGGGAACATAGCCACTAGTTCACCTAGTGTCATTGAGTATCGTTTAGCAAAAGCAACGCAGCGTCCATAGCGGTCAAATTCGGGATAAGCCCCAACAGGATTTTCTAAGCGAATACGTGGCAATTGCGCTTCATCATCCAGTTCAATAATAAACGGGAGGAAACCATATGTAATGTATGCATCTGCACCATTGTACATTTGTACTTGCAAATCAGAATGAATAAAGTAATTGGCTGCAATACGAGTACGTTTGTCAGCAAAGTTACGAGCACGGTCATTAGTCTGATTAGCAGCAGAACAATTGATAGCAGGCAGTGGAGCAATAACTTCAGATAAATCGCGTGCAACAATGTCAATAAAGTTTGCTACTACGTTTTGGTCAATACCATCTGGAAAGAAGTTAGGATAGACCTGAGAGATTTTACCCTGACGTACCATCTGTACATCACCATTGCGCTGGTCACGACCATGCGCTCGGTAGCGTAGCGTTTGAACGCGTGCGCCAATCTGGTCCATTGATAACATTATTGTCCTAACGAGTTAAAGGGAAAAATATTTATTTAGCGTATTTTGAATTATGTTTTAAATCAGTATAGGTTTGCATTGAACCTTTGTAACTTGGTGCTTTAACGGTTACATTTGGGCTTACCTTTACGCTTCTGTTCAACCCAGTAAGAGGTGGAACTGATTCTTTGTACATTGAATTAACACTTGCTCCGTTTTTACCAGTAATTCCAGCACCAGTACGAACAATACCTTTTGCTGAAAAACCGCCACTTGCTGCTGTTGGGTTTTCTTTTGCCATTTTATTTTCCTATCCATATTGTTCTTGCCATTGCTCTGCAAAGGCATCATCAAGGTTGACTGCGTATCTATTATCCATTTGTGCTCTAGTAGCCCAACGGTTAGTAAGGTACTGAGATGTTCTGCTTGCTTGTTGCATTAGTTCGCGTATGCGAATAACTGCAAACCATAAAGCCATAACGGTATCTGTCTTGCCTCTAGTCTGAGGTTTCCAAGTTAATAGTTGCTGAGTTAGAGCCTTTAGTCCTTCGCCACCTTCTGATGAGGGTAGTTCAATGACGTTATTGTTTTGGAACTTTCCATCACGCTCCGTACCAAAGAGGTTTGACATGGAGGCAACGCCGAAAGATGTGTCCCATTTGTTCTTGCCTGTAAAGTGAGCATCAAGTCGTACGCCGTGGACAGAGAGCCAGTTGCGTAGTTCGTCATCAAGGGCATAGGCTTTTTGGTGGGCATTAATTTCAACGCGAAACTCTTGCGGCTTATATTTAAGAACCAGTTCTTCAATTGTTGCTCTAATCTTTTGTGGTGTTGGCTCCTCCATGTTGATAGAGTCCAACACATAAATCTTTCCATCAGCACGGTTGTAAGAACAAACCACAAATGCTGAGTTACCAGTCATAGCAGGGTCAAACCCAACTACAGTAAACGCTTCTACTTGTGGTGGGTGTCCCACTGCCCCTGCCCGTAGCGGACCTCTTTTTCGCATCCCGTTGGTGCTTCCCTGTAAGAGAACTGGTGGGAAGATTGAGTCTTCCATGATGTCTTCTTGTTGGTAGACGAGCGCCCAGGTTGAGGGTGTAACTTCGCTTCTTCGTCTGTTGAGGGTCTTGCCGTCCCACTTGGGGTAGTAGCCGTTTTCCTGAGGAGTCTCATTATCCCCATCCCACGGGACATCCGACTCTTTCCAAAGCGTAACCCAGTCTTCTGGTTTTTCGCTATACTCCAGTACAGCAGGCATACCCATATAAGTAAATGGAGTTTTACCACCAGACCAGTGCTTCGGGTTACGAAGTTCTTTATATAAATCATTGGCTGCAATTCGTGTCCCTACGACTAGCAATTTACCGTTCTTACCCAAACGAGTAATAACTTCTTTCTGTAACCAGTCCAACTGCTTTTCCCACTCATGCGCGTTAGCGGTGGTAATACAGTCGTCCAGAATAATCAAGTCTGCGCGAGCGCCGTAAATCTGACCACCCATACCTAGTGCTTGAATAGTTGGGTCTTTTTCAGATGAGTTACGCGCATCACCCCCAAGGTAGACTGTATCGGTACGCCAAGTATCTGCGTCCTGTTTCCAGCCGCCTTCTGGACCATAAGCGGTCTGCAGTTTAAGCCAGCGTGGGTGGGACAATCGTTGCTTGATAGCGTATACGAACTCGCGTGCCTTAGTGATAGTCTTAGAAACCACAATGATGCGGATATTAGGATTGAGGGCAATGCGGTAAGTTGGATAGTTCACCGTTACAACGGTGGACTTAGCGTGCTCAGGTGGCACGTTGATTAGGAGGCGGTTTCCTTCTCCTGGCTCATATATAATATTCTTGTGTTGCCATGATGGGTCGCGTCCCTCCAGAAGGTCAATCCAGTTCTGGTGGTGAGGGAAGACCGTCTGGTCAAAAAACATCTTGGAAAAATCCGCAAAGGGGATACTCTCCTTTTGGACACCCAGGGCATCAAAGGATTGTTTACTTCCTTCTTCCTTTGCCTCTTCTAGTGCCGCCGCAAAAAGTGGGTCTCTAACCATCCATTGTCGGATTGTGTCTGGCTTCTTGCCTATAGCAATCATAGCCGCCTGAGGGGAGACGCCCACCCTCACCTTATCTAAAACTTCAACCTTAGCCTTTGCCACACCCTTGGAGAGGTGGTGCTCATCCCCTGATTTAAAGCCTGACATCATTCATCCCCTTGCTGAAGGCAGACTTGTCCCGCCGTATAGAAGTATATCTGTACAACAGTCTGTCACAGTATGAGGAAGGCTATAAAAAGACTTCCGAATATATTTTACTGTACATATATATTAATCCGTTCAAACTGCTAAAACGAACTATTGGGTTCTAAATAGATATAAAAGTCCTGTTCAGACTGTATCCCCAGTCACTATATACAGAAATATTTATAGACAGAGATACCAACAGTATCAGGCAGACAGATTAAAACAGTCTGGGTCAAGCCCAGACATGTTCTAATCTGTACAGACTGTCACTACTGGACGTAGTCTGCGTAGAGATACTGTCTGTCGGGCTGTCGCCCACTATAGGATTTATGTCAGACTGAAGGGCAGTCTGTTTAAATCTATTTACTGATGCCGAACAGGTTCTTCATTCGGCTTCCTATGAACAGCGTCTGCAAGCAGTTCTGTTCAGCCTCGGCGTCTGCATCTCACAATGTCGGGCGTCTGCCCGCATCGCTAAGCAGGTCCTCGCTACGCTCGGCGTCTGCACGCGTATGCTCAGCAGGTCCCTCATTGTTCGCTAGCAGGTCCTCGGTCCGCTGGCTGGCGGAAGGAAGCCTCATTCATAACCAAGCAGTTCTTTGCCGACCTTGCAAGCAAGGAGCAAAGCGTCTGCTGTTCTCTGCATTTGACTATCCCATATCACATGGGAAAGACAAAGCGTCAGTGGCTAATGTGTATGTTATTCCGCTTAGCCAATACACAGCAGTCGCTCGTCTTTGGGACTCGCGCCTGCCTGTCTAAGCGGGTTGTGTTCGCTCCAAGCGTTACGGTGCACAGCCCCTCCACGCAATGCGCTCACCTAACACCACACACAGTCGGACGCACGCCACGGCTTTCGCTGGCTATCGCCACTATTGCTCAAGCCTACACTCGTAGCCTACCTCGCTCTGGCTCGGCTTAACGGCTACTCGCAAGCGTGCTGAACCTTACACCGCGCTGTCAAATCGGCATCAGCCGATTGTCGCCCTAGACGTCTGGCTTTTCGCCAGACAGGGCAAGAGTGACAGCGGGATGTCGCGGTATCCCGACAGTATGTGCTGTTGATTTAACTACTGAAAGGCTTAAAGATGAACGAAGTAACATACACACAGGAAGACTCACTCACAATCAGCAACGTCTGTCCTGAGTGCATAGCACAAGAGCAACTCTGCACAGAGTGCGTAGAGTTGGCAGACGCCCGCCTCACTGACTCCGTGTATGAGTCGGCGTCTGAAGGGAACCTTATGTACAAGTCCCAATGGCTTGTAGATACAGAGCCAAGCGGACACGACTGGACAGATAGAGAAGGTGAGTTCAAACTCCCTATCGTACTACTACAGGACGGCGGTGAACTTGATAACATCTGGTCGCTTGATGACTATACACAGTCACAGCGTGAAGTTATATGCCCAAGTTGCCACCTTACTACACCTAAGATGTTCAACCAGTGTCAATCATGCGACACAGTACTAGAACATAACGTTCGGTAAGTAAGAACGTTACAGGTAGCCCTGTTGCCTACGGCAGGGCTACCTTCCACATAAAAACTAACTAATAAACAAGGAGAAACAAATGGAAATACAGAACACAGTAACGATTACAGGTACACTAAAGAACATCCGTACATTCACAGGTTCTAGAGGTACACTCGCAACAGGTTGGCTTGACCAACGTAACATCTCACGTATATCAGATGGAACAATGGACAGAATGGTATACGTAGCAGGTATCAATATCGTAGCGTTAGATGACTCTACAGTTGGTGACCTAGTAGACCTTGACAAAGCACGTCAAGGTAATGAACATACCCAACACGTGACTCTTAAGGGTCGCTTGATTACTCGCTTTGACCGCCGTGACATTCCAGAAAAGCGTGCACCACAATTGCAGTTAGAAGTACTTGAGGTAAGCACAAACTAAAAAACAGGAGGGTGGGTGGCTAAGACAGCACTCACTCTCCCTTTTTTTATTGTGCGGGGGCTTAAGGTAATCAAAAGCAACGGACAAGTCATCAACAATTTATCTACTACACAAGGAGAGCCACATGTTTTTATCTATGTTTGATATACTCAGCATCAGTATCGCACTAGTTGCCAGTATATTACTAATCAGTATCACAATCTATGCCAACCATACACTGCTCCATGAAAACAGAATATTACGGAGCAGAATCAGGCGTCAGTCTGAGCAGTGCCGCAACTACCACAGTCCACGTCCTTTCTAATGGACGGGTATAAGTTCAGAACAAAACTTGCACGTATAGCACCAGACTATGCTATAGATGTAGATAATAGTGGACAACTAATTATCTACACTAACCTAATGGAAACAGATGATGACCAATACATACCATGGAAAGAAAAGGGAGAGAGTAATGAGTAAGTATCAAATAGAAGTACAACTAGTAGGACATGATGGCAATGCGTTTGCCATTATGAGCAGAGTATCAAACGCACTTAAAGAAGCAGGCGCAAGCAAAGAAGAACTAGACCAGTACATGAAAGAGTCCATGTCTGGTGACTATGACAATCTAATCCGAGTAGCAACTGAATGGGTAGAGGTAGCATAATGACACTAACAATGACAATAAACGACCATCTCGTAGAGTTGGGTTCGCTAGTAGACAATCAAGAACAATCTGTCCAACGTGTAGGCGCAAGACTAGTTGATGAATACTTTGCATCAAACTCAGCCGAGCAAAGTGATGAAGTACTAGTCAACGTACTGTACTATCTAACAGATATACAAGTACGTGACTATGCATTAGGCTTACTTAATCCAACAGACCCAGTCCCATTTATAACTGGACTTAACCGTTTAATTGAAGTAGCGCCTACTGATACAGTATATATCAGCGGACCAGCCGCACTACTAGCAGCACTGCAATATGAGATGGGTGATACAGCAGATGCATTCCTTACACTAAGCAATGCACAAAACGGTTACTCACTAGCCATGTTGTTGTATCGTGTGTTTAAAGCAGGCTGGACACCATCAGGGTTTGCTAAGTTGCGTGCTGAACTACACCCTAAGGTAGTAGCAGGTATTTATGGAGAAGAAAAATAAACATGCACAGCAGACTAACTAAACCCAAAGTATCAGAAGTAAAAGCATGGATATATGCTTCAGACTTAGGCAATAAAATTGTAGAAATATATTATGCTGATATTGATGATGCATTCATGAAGGCTATACCTTTAGTCAAAGGTTATAGAACTAAATACTTTTATGGTGAAACAGCATGGTCGGATAGCCAAATGTATGCCCGTGATATCTATACTGCAGTAGTATACAAATCATGACTACTAGCAAAGACATACTTAATGTATGTGGAGTGGAAGTAACAAACGAAGAAACTTTAGGGTGGAAACGCACCATGATAATTAGAGATGCAAATGGCACAGAATACAAAGCATTACTTATCTGGGATACCTATGATGGCTATGAGTTCATACCATTAAACATTGTACCAATATCTAATGGTATGATTGACCTTATGCAACAGGATGACTTTGAACCTATGCTAGATGAACTAACTTTTGAATGGAACAAATCATGACAAAAGTAAAGTACAAGCCGTATACTATATCTGAACTTGTAGACACCATCTATGAGGACAACCTTAATCACTTTGAGTTCCACGAAAACATAGATGGTACTGATTGTGACTGTCATATACACACGACAATAAAAACTATTGTCCAATATTGGGGAGAGTAATGCCAAAGATAAGCACAGACGTATTGTTTATGGCTGACCATTTTGTAATGGTAACTACAGTTATAACAGACTACAGCCCTGACTCACGTGATGTAGAAAATGCAGCATGGAAACGATTGGCTGATGAATATGGTGATGAATGGGTAAGCATGACCAATCGGTTCATCAAACAAGTATCTATTGAAGTCATTGAAGAGTCAGGTATACCTGCACCTGGTGACCCAGAAGATGCAGGTATTGACCGTGACTGAGCCAAGATTAGAAGATGATGTAGCATTCCATGATGAGTGTGATGAATGCGGTAACTTTATACATACATGTGTATGTGAATCAGAAGACCCAGACAGAATGCATGATGAAATGCACGAAGAATAAGGAGTAATATGCAACAGCGAATAGCAAAGTATATATCCGTAGGCAGTACGATTATGTTATCAGTTGCTTCCCTGATTGGTATCCCTATCAAGGCTGCTGCACTTAGTATCAAGCAACCAATTGAACCCAAAAAAGAAGTAAGGTTGGTCCAAGTATGGAACAAGTTTACTATCAAAGCATACGCTAAAGCGTACATCAATGAAACGTACCCTAAATGGGGACGTGGTGAATGGCGAGCATTGCTTAATCTATGGGGCAAAGAGTCAGCATGGAATCACAAAGCAGACAACCCTAACTCAACAGCGTATGGTGTGGCACAAGTATTAGGTACAAGTCCTGAGACCCCAGCCCCCCTGCAAGTTGCGAAGGGGCTGGAGTATATCGTTCACCGATACGACAAGCCTTCAGTAGCATGGGCACATTGGAGGAAATATGGATGGTACTAAATCATATTATGCTGTAGAGTGTACCGTTACAGCCAACTGTAAGTCAGATGATGAGGCAATTGCAATGGTTGCAGATGCCTGCAAGTTGTATGGTCTTGAGTTCAAGTGGCATACAACTTGGTTAGATGAACAAGAGAGAGAAACTAATGCAACTAAGTGAAGCATACCTAAGCAAGTCAGTAGAAAAAACACGCAAGCAAGCGTGGGTACAAGCAGGCACTGCGGTTAACGCAGGGTCTGCATCAGAAGCAGCACGACAGGCTGGTCTTGACTGGACTGTTGAACTATCAGATATGTTTGTTGAACGCAAAACAATCGTATCTCCATATGAAACTCTAACAGATAAGTTAGATGTACCTAAGCGTCAAGCAGTCATCAAGCGTACTGAAGAAAGCGAGTCAGTCATTGGTGTAGTCGGTGACAAGTACAAGATTGTGCAGAACATGGAAGTGTTCTCAGCCCTTGATACATTGGTTGACTCAGGTGATGCACGCTATACAGCAGCAGGTGAATACAACAATGGCGCTAACATCTGGATGGTAATGGAATTACCAGTCGGAGTACAAGTAGCCAATGACCCACATGCTGCGTTCTTATTGGTGCAGTCATCACATGATGGTTCATGTGCAGTACGTATTCGCCCTATTATTGAGCGTTTATTCTGTGCTAATCAAATCAATCGCATCATCAAAGGTAAGCATAAGAACGCTTACACCTATGTTATGAAGCACACTACAAACTCTGAGTTATCAGTGCAAGACATTCGCAACATCACTCAATTAACTTATGATTCTATTCAACA